CAGATTAGTTTATTCGTAGTTTTAATGCTAGTCTTAATCTTAAACTATGGTTAAAGACCCGAGGATGAAAGTATGAATAAATGTTCAATAACAGCGTTTTTAGTAGGTATTACGATAACTGTATCAAGTTTAGCCTTTTTTGGACAGATGTTTCAGATGCCTAGTAAGGGGTTTCAGATGGGTTCACAGATGATTATGCCTCAGCAACCTCAGGAATGTGTTTGTAACTGTAAGGTCAACTAGCCGCCTAGTAGAATAATAAGATGTTTTAAGGCATAATAACAAATAAAGTATTTCGGAGAAAATAATGGGCACATGTACAATAGAACAAGGGGAAGAACTAGGGTTATCTGTTCAGATTGAAGATGGGACTAGCACAGGCTTATACCCACGCGCAATTGTTACTGATGATTCAGGTAGTACTATCACAGGAGGTACTGTAGACCTAACCGTAGCTAGCTCCACTGGAATGTACTACAACGCAGGTACTGCACTAGCTATGCCTAATAACGCGTTTGTAACAGCTACTTATATCATCTACACAGACTCAGGGCATACTACAGAGTCTACTGTTTACCTACGCTCATCAGACGTGTTTATGCGCGGCGGGGAAGTCTCCGCAGACGTTACTAAGATTAGCGGCTCTACTAGCGCCTCTGATAAATTAGAGGCTAATATTCTACTTACAATCGACAGCTCTATTAACGACGCAACCCCAAGCACCACGTCATTCGATACTAATCTAACTGAGGCAGATACAGACGCATATGTAAACAGAGAGGTACATATGACTAGTGGTGATGCAGCAGGTGAGGTTGGCAAAATTACAGGATATAACGGAACAACTAAGGTATTGACACTTAGCCCAGGGTTAAATACAACACCATCTAACACAGATACATTTACAATATTCTAAGAGGTTATAAATGAGTTCCAGACTAGGGTTTTTTGGGTATGCTCGAAGAGCACGATTTGACGACAGTATAGATGTCTCTCTCGCCCTATTACAGCTTGTTAGCTACTCAGTCACTCCTACCGAAGGTGTACACGTAGACTCAGGTACACTCACACTAACCGGCTATGGTGTTTCGCTGGAAGAGATATCTAGCGTAGACCAAGCAGCAATAGCGCTAGTAGGTAAGGATGTAACAATAGAGGGGGACATCTCTATCGACTTGGCAACTATCGCCTTGTCTGCTTACAATATCTCATTACTAGAAGATGTAAATATAGATGTTGCGGGTATTGCGTTAGTAGGTAAAGATGTAACAATAGAGGAAAGTTTTAGTATAGACCAGGCTAGTATGCAGCTAGTAGGTAAGGATATAACAATAGTATTAGATAGTACCATATCCGTAACAGGACTAAGTAATACAGCCTCTATTTCATCCCCTACCATATGGACTGAGGTGGCAACAGAAGATACAGACACATGGGTGGAAGTCCCAGCAGGATAATTAATTTAGGAGACCAGAGATGGCATCAACGTACACAGGTAATTTAGGGTTTGAAAAGCAGGCAGACGGAGAGAACTCCTCTACTTGGGGGCAGAAGGTAAACACTGTTTTTGATTTAATTGAGGACGCCATATCAGATGTAGGTGCTATCTCTATGACATCTGATGCAGATAAGACACTAACTGATAATGATGGCTCGGTTGATGAGTCCAGAAGTGCGGTACTTGAAGTCACCTCCTCGGTATCTCTTACGGCGACACGCTCTGTTATTGTACCCACATCTGATAAAGTATATATAGTTAAAAATGGTACATCGGGCTCTCAATCAATAACTGTAAAAACATCAGCGGGTACTGGAGTGACTATTAAGAATGGAGAGAAACGCTTTGTGTACTGTGATGGCACCAATGTAGTAGAGGCAATAACCTCTATAGGAGCGCTGACACTAGATAGTCCATTAGCGGTAGCTCAGGGCGGTACAGGGGCTACTTCTGCTAGTGCTGCACTGACAGCACTAGGGGGACAGACGCAGTCAGATGTACTAGACGACTTGGCAGGATTAACACAAGCTGCTGATAAACTACCCTACTTCGACTCATCTACTACAGCGGCACTGGCTTCATTCACGACGTTCGCCAGAACAATATTAGACGATGCAGACGCATCAGCTGTCAGAACAACATTAGGACTAGGTACCTTGTCTACTAAGAGTACCATTGCCTCGACTGATATAACTAACGGAACTATTGCGACTGCTGATATTGCGGCAGACGCTATCGACGGAACCCTAATTGCAGACGATGTTGTGCTGGGCGGTAACCCAACTACTACAACACAGACAACAGGTAACAATACAACTAGAGTGGCTACAACTGCTTTTGTAAGTACAGAATTAGGTAGTTACGCCCCACTAGCCAGCCCAACATTTACAGGTACACCATTAGCGCCGACAGCAGCTGTGGATACTAGTACAACACAGGTAGCAACTACAGCATTTACCAAGGCACAGATAGCAGATACTTTTAGTTATGCGTCTGGTGTATTAACTATAACCACTACATAATATGCCAGCAGGAAACACAATAGATTATAACGGTACGGTAGTAACACCTGATAGTGTTAATTACAACGGTAGTGATGTGGTTGAGATAATCTTAGATGGGGTCTCTGTGTGGCTAAAGAACTACACAGCAGGCGACACTACTACTTTATACAACAATAGCTCACTTCCTGATGTTACTAACGAGTCTAATACTCAAATAGACTCTTATACTACTACTAGAGGTGGCACATATAGAGTTGTTTATTTCTATCAGGCTGTTTGGAAGGGTGTTAGAACATATATTAAAGTTAATGGTAGCACCGTTCATTCACACAGCCATTTAGACGGTAGTGTTAGCACTAAAACTACGAGCGGTACATTTGATACAGCCAGCCTATCAACTGGTGATGTGATTAGTATATGGCAAGAACCATTCCACCCTTGGTCATATTCTGGCGGTGGTAATTGGCAAATTAAAGTGGCTTAGTTATGAGTATATATGGATATGGGTACGGAACAAACGACGGGCAGAACGCCCTTGATTGGAATTATTATAGGTACCCAGAACAGCAAGCGGGCGCAAGACCCCTAGACTATCCCGCACATTTACCGTGGCCTCCTCAACCTAATATTAACGGCGGTGGTGGAGGTGGCTTACCAGAGCCAGCAAACCAAGGTGCAGGCTCTTTAGGAGGAGGTAAAGGTTTCGGTTGGGAAGATGCTAAGAACATAGCATCTAACGCTGTATTAGGGCCTATGGGGGATAGTCTTGGTCTAGGTAATTACAACGCAGGAAACACGATAGCTACTATAGGCGGTGGTTTATTAGGTATAGCCAATCTACCTATATCTTTGGCATTAGGGTATCTAGGTAATCAAGCATGGAGTGATAAGTATGGTAAAGATGGTTTCTGGGGTAGCTTCTGGGATGGCGACAAAGACAAGACGGACAAAGGGACTAAAGACGATGGCCTTGGTGATAACCCATTAAACATACCTGGGCAGGGTAGGCCGTTAACACAACCGAATGACCTACTAACCCCTGGCTCTAAAGACCCTAACGAGTTCGGCCCAGAGGGGTTTAATATGCAGGGTGGAGAAGGTGTTACAGACCCTGACGGTATATACGGCGACGGTAGTGGGTTGGTAAATACCCCTGCTGCGATGGAAACATTCAACCCTGAGGACAACTTTGGATACGGTGGCTCACAAGTAGATAGTAGTGGTAATAGCGCGAACTTTGGTTGGTCGGGCGGCACACACGGGGATGGCTCTTCAGGACCAGACTCAAGCGGAGGCTTTGGTGGGTTCGAGGATGGTACAGACGATAGTGATGCAGCGTCTGCAGACCAAGGTTACTGGTAGATTTAAAGGAGCTTTAAATGGCATTACAACCGATTAACTTCCCTCCTGGGATACAAAAAGAAAACACAACCTACTCAGCAGAGGGTTCCTGGTTTGATGGGAACAAAGTACGCTTTAAATCAGGTAAGCCTGAGCGTATCGGCGGATGGAAAAAACATATCACCACTACCTTAGAAGGAGTCGGGCGTTCTGTTATCGTATGGCGTGCCAACAACGGTATTATTAACACTGCCTACGGAACCCATAAAAAACTATATATAGGACAAGGTGGTACACTACACGACATCACACCTCTTAGAAAGACGGTAGACCCTGCTGCAACAGATACTTTAAATAGTACAAATACCTCTACGACAGTAACAATAACTGACACCTCTCATGGCTGTAATTCAGGAGACTATGTAACCCTGTCAGGCTTTACAATGGGTACATCAGGTCTTGTTTCTGCCGAAGTTAATGCAAACCACTCTGTAACAGTACTCACAGTAGATACCTATACAATAACAGTCACCACTGCGGCCAGTGCAACCGTTGCATTTGGCTCTACAGTAGGTGTGTTTAAGTATGAAGTACCTATCGGCAACATAGACGAGGAGTTTGAATATGGTTGGGGTACAAGTACATGGGGAGCCAGTACATGGGGTACAGCACGCTCTACCTCATCAGTTATCCTAGCACCTAGAGTGTGGTCATTAGATACCTTCGGTGAGGATTTAGTGGCTACTTACGAAGAGGCAGGCATATACACCTGGGATGCCTCAGGAGGAACTAGTACTAGAGCCGTAGCCGTATCTAACGCCCCTAGTCAAAACTCAGTAGTTCTTGTGTCTAATCCAGATAGACATTTAGTGTCTTTCGGCTCCCATGATGGAACATCCTACGACGCATTACTTGTCAGATGGTCATCTCAGGAGGATACATCAGACTGGACTGCAACAAGTATCAATACCGCAGGTAGTCAGAGGATATCAGGTGGCTCTAAGATTGTAGGTGCTAGAAGAGCACAAGGACAGGTGCTTGTATGGACAGACACAGACTTACACTCTATGATGTTTACAGGCCCTCCATATACATTTGGGTTCCAGCAGATTGCCTCTCAGTGTGGCGCAGCAGGCCCTAACTCAATGGTAGTATCAAACTCAGTAGCGTATTGGATTGGACAACATAACTTCTACATGTATGATGGTTCTGTTAAGCCACTAGAGAGTCCTGTACGTAGGTATGTACTAGATGACCTCAACCTAGCACAGCGCAGTAAGATTACAGCGGGACTAAACCAGGAGTTTCATGAGGTATGGTGGTTCTACCCATCAGCATCAAGCGATGAGAATGATAGGTACGTAACATATAACTATACAGAAGGCTCATGGGCTATTGGTACTTTAAATCGTACCGCCTGGGTAGACCGAGAGATTTATAGTCTGCCTATAGGAGTTAAATCGTCTGGTGAGGTGTATGACCATGAGACTGGGAACAGTGATGATGGTAGTGCCATCAGTGCCTACATACAATCAGCAGATTTCGACTTAGCACAAGGTGATGAGTTATTCTTAATGACTCAGTTTATCCCTGACATAACCCACTCATCAGGCACAGTAAACCTAGACATAGAAGGTAAGCTATACCCTAACGACGCAGCAACTGCATTTGGGCCATACGCACTGACGAGCAGTACGGAGAAGGTAGATTTACGAATTAGAGCGCGTCAGATGAACCTAAAACTATCGAGTAATACCGCAACAGGGGATAGATGGCGCATAGGTACACCGCGTATCAATATACAACCAGACGGTAGGAGATAGAATGGCCATAGTACTAAAAGAAAGATTCCCGATACCTCGGGATACCTATGAAAAAGAACAGTTAAACCAGCTAGTTAGAGTACTCGAATTAGCATTCCGTCAAGTAGACTTTGAACTAGCAGATGATGCAGACCAACGTGAAGCTGAAGGTTGGTTACTTAGATGAGTAACTTCTTTAAATCATCTGGTACATCATTAACAGATACTTCACTGACTACTTTATTAACAGCATCTGCCCAGTCGTCTTTTATCTTAAGTAGTGTTATAATATCCAACACTACCGCCGGAAGCGAAACAGTAGACATAAATTTCGTCGATAGTAGTGCAAGTGCTACATTTAATATCGCCACCGAGCTTGCTATTGGCGCCAAGACTAAAGTCGAACTTTTGAGCAACTCCTTTATATTAGAAGAGGGGGATTCTCTAAAGGCAACAGCTTCCGCAGGGAACTGTATAGACATTGTAATATCATATTTAGATAGATATAGGGGCGCATAGATGGCAGGCATACAAGATTTAGCACAATACGGTAGAGGCAACGACTCAATACTTGCTCACGTAACTCCGGGCGAGATGATGGTTCCGCCTGAGATGATGGCGCGCCACCCCGCCCTACAGAAACAACTATATCAAGCATACCTAGACGAAGGCATGGACCCTCGTCAATTTAAAGTAGGCTCTGGAATCACATCACTAAA